GATCCTTGCGACAAATGGGCGAAAGAACATAACAGCAAGCCTTATTTGGGTTTGATGGCTAGCGAGGGAGGCCAGAGAGAAGAGGCACTTATTGATCACGGCTGTAATTATTACGGCAAGAATGTTATAAGGAGTGCGCCATTTGCCCCATTTCTCAGACAGGACTTGTTGCAGCTGGCGATTGATTTGAAAGCACCAGTTCCAGAAATTTACGGAATGATTGAGCGGCGCTCCGATGGAACTCTGTGCACCACCGGGGCGCAAAGGACCGGTTGCAATATGTGCGGCTTTGGAATACACCTGGAAAAACGTCCTCACCGTTTTGACAGGTTACGGGAAAGAAATCCGAAAGAATGGAAATTCTGGATGTATGAGTGCTGCACAGACCCCAAAACCGGGGTGAAATATGGTTGGGGGCGAGTACTGGATTATATAGGCGTGGCGTGGGAAAATGAATGGGCGCCGGAACCGCAGCAGATGGAGTTAGATTTGATTCACTAAATTTACCGCATACCGTTCGCGGCGAAAATGGAAGAGTAAAAATAGTTAGAAGCTATGAGAACCGATAAATTAACATTTAGCGGAGGATAAATGTTTGTGGATGAATTATTAGAGGAGGATTGCTATGTACGGGGAAATTGATAAAACAAGAATCAAAGTCACTATGTCACTGGAAGATTATGAATACTATAGTCATGCTGTTGAGGGATTTGAAAAGTGTATCAAAATGCTTGAAAGGGCAAATAAAGACGGAAAAGCAGTTATGACAGAGGAGCTCAGGACGGCGATAGAAGAAATTTACTGTTAAATTAACATGAGGAGGTAAGGAACGATGGTATCAATCGAAACAGGACTATTGGACAGGAAATCTCAACCGATAAAAATAGGGGATACGGTCAGGTTGATTTTAGAAGATGGAGAAGTGAGAGATCTTAAAGTAGCGTTCAAGACCGTTAAAAGACGAGTTTTCTCCCATCCGGATTTTGATGATGAAACAGCCACAGTGTACATAACGGGAATTGTCTTCGAGTGGAACGGCTATGATCTGTTTCCGTGTGTTGGAGACGATGGAACGTCTGATACAAGCCGAATGGAAATAATTAAAGTATAGGAGGAGGCTTCCGTTGGATAAAAAAACGCTGGAAGACTATAAGCGACTTGGGGATCAGATCACGGCGCTGGAAGACCAGATTCAGAAGCTAGAAGCCCAAGCTGCTAAGTATGAGTTTGGGGCCGTAAAAGGGAGTAACCCGGATTTTCCGTACCAGCCTATGGCTTTTCATGTTTCGGGTTATAATATCCGTACCGACGAAGAAAAACGGCAGCGGATTGAAAACCTAAAAATAAGGCTTGGAAAGAAGAAGGCAGTAGCAGAGGAGAAGCGACTTGCGGTACAGGAGTTTATTGCTGGCATAGAAGATCCCACAATTCAGTTAATTTTTACGTACCGCTACATCGACGGCATGAGCCAGGGGAAGATCGGCAGGAAGCTGCACCTTGACCGCAGCGGGATAAGTAAAAAAATTGACGGTTATTTGAAAGATACACACAAATCACAAAAATCACAGGTATAATGGAAGATAGGTAAGTGTAGAGCTTGCTGAGTATCCTCCCCGAACTTACAGAGCGCCTTGCAGATGCAGGGCGTTTTGTTGCAAAAAGAGATTGACAATTAAGAACGCATGTTCTATAATTAAAATATCCTACAGATGATTTTCCCGGAAACTACATTCTGCTTGAAATTTGACGGTAAATGTAATAAAATGGAAGAAAATGTCTGTGGGAGGACTTGGGGGTATGGCAAAAGAAAATGTAAATAGGAGATTCTTTTATTATGGGGTAAAGACTAAATATGTTGATTTTAAAAACACAGAAGTGGACAGTGAAAATATTTCAGATACGTTAATTGCGACGTTTAAGAAAATCCAAAAACTTAGGTACTCAAACAATAAATTTTTCCCTAATTTTTTACTCTACCAAAACACGGATGGAGATTATGTTTATATAAAGATTGATTATTTAGGGAAAAGTGAAATTAGGTTTAGGCTACTATTCTGTCGGGACAAATTGCTGCCATATATTGAAGAGAACGGATCTTTGAAGCCTTTATATGACTTATTTGATGATAAAAAATTTCAGAAAATGGCAGAAATCACCCATTGCATCATGTTTTTGGAAACCAACACCCTAGCAGTTGAGTATAATTTTGCAGGGGCTAAAGTCAATGATTTAGCTTTATATCTAACTTCAAAGGCAGGATTGGATTTAATTTCTACTATAGAAATATATAATTTAGTAAACATAAATGTATTAAAAAAATTAAAGCATAATAGTGAGATGTCTTTATTTGATATTCGTGTAGATGCTAATTCAGAAGTTATTAGTGAACTGATAAAAGAAGATGATACATTTCGAGCTTTAAAATGCGGCAAAGAAAACGTAGATCAAATAGAGTTTGTAATGAGGAGAAGGGTGTCCAAGAAAAAAACGGGATTTGTTCTACCATTTCTTACCGGTGCCTTTGTTGAACAATTATTTAAAAATTATAAGAGCGATTTTGGAAGTTTTAAGGTAAAATATGGCTATGGAACAGAGGTAGTTGATTTGTTAGCTGACAATTATATCTGCAAAGAAAAATTTGTTCCTATAGCTCGAACTAAGACAATTGAATCAGAAGATGCGTATAATGCAATGAGGGATTATTATATTTCTAATGTTAAAAAATATCGAGAAAAGTAATAATCCGTGCAAGATTGGAGCGGGATAATTGAAATTGTTGAAGAAAATGAATAAAACTCATTGGGTCTCTGACATAGCATTCTCATTCATAGCATTTATTATTGTGTATGTGTATGTGTATTACCAGTATGATTTTGAGAAACTTATAAATGAATTCATACAAATATCAAATACTTTACTAGGAGTTTGGGCTACTATTTTAGGCTTTTTACTTACGGCCATATCAATTCTTTTTACAGTGAAAGAATCGAAATACATAATAGCTCTGAAAAAAACAGGTCATTTCGTCAATTTGTTAAGAGTATATATAAGCGCGTGTTATATGGCCGCAATAGTATTATGTGTAACCACATTATTAATTGTTGTTTCATCAAATAATTTTTATATGTGGATGACGCTATTATTTTTTGAAGTATTATCTATTAAGAGGGTGTTCTCTTGCTTTTATGTATTGAAGAGCATAATTGAAATATCGATCTAAAAAATTAAGATGAAAAACAAGATCTCATTAAAAATTTCTAATGCCTATTTACAAACGCATGTTCGACATGTATAATGTAAACGGGTATTATTTTAGGGCAAGGGGTTCCTGCTTCGGTGGGGCTCCTTGTTTTTACATATGAGGATTGCCGAATGGAAATCGATACTACAAGTAAAGAGACAAGAGCGGCGTTTTATAACTCCGGAGATTGGAGGACAAAGCGGCAGGAGATACTAGGGCGTGACCATGAATGCCTGTGGTGCAAGGCAGAAGGGCGAGTGACAACTGCCGATATATCTATTCTTGAGGTTGACCACATCAAGGAGCTGGCTGAGTATCCGGAACTTGCGCTTGACGATGATAACTTAAGGACACTCTGCAAGGATTGCCACAACAAGCGCCACAAACGAGCCAATTATAGAGCCAACAACCCAAAGCTGACAAAGTGGCCAGACGAAAGGTGGGATTAAGTTATGGATATTCAATTCAAGGTAAAGGACAGCGAAGTGCCGGAGGTATTTGTTGATGGAAAGAGCGTTGGCGTTGTCGCCCTGAGTTACGTGTACGTCACGAGGGCGGGTGCGGGGGCGGGAATGCGGATGTTAGTCGCCACCGTGTTGACAGGAGATGATGACGTGCAACATGTACTGTCCTACAACGAAGCGACGGGAGAGAAATTTTACCAATGACACCCCCGGGGTCAAACCCATCGGCATTTTATAATTTGGCGGGAACCGATGGATGGGGGCAATTAGACAGATTTTTTTCGCGCACACGGATTTTTAGGGGAAAGGAGGCGGAAGATGAGCAAGAGATCCATCAAGGAATCGTTGATTCAGCAACTGCGGAATAGGAACGCAACCGCAGATTTTTACCTTGATCTTGTTAATGACTATATGGCGTTGTGGGACATGAAGCAATCTTTGCACAAAGACATTAAAGCCCGGGGCATTACCTATAAGGACGTATCCAGCGTTGGTGTGGAAATGCATAAGAACAATCCATCCACCAAGGAATTTGTAATGGTGAACAAGCAAATGCTGTCCATTCTGAAAGATCTGAACCTTGAGGAACCGACCGCCGGAAAAGACGTGAAAGATGGGAGTGATCTTGTGTGATTGACAATAAGTATTTTAATGCCTACAAGCAAGCGATTAAAGACGAAAAATATCTGGCAAATAAGGAACAGTTACAGCTTGTGGAATACCTGGATAAAATGATACAGACACGCGATGATATCGACTTCGACGCCGACAGAATGATGAAGTATCTCAAGTTCTCGGAAAAGTATTTTTTCCCCCTCGCCCTATATCAGAAATTTCTATCGTCCTTCGTGTTCTACTACTGGAAAGATGGAAGTGGTGTTGTGTTTGATGAATTTCTAATCACACTTGCCCGCGGCGGCGGCAAAAACGGGTGGATGTCAACGCTGGGAGCATTTTTCATATCTCCACTGCATGGAGTGGAGGATTATGACGTGACGATAACGGCGAACAGCGAAAATCAAGGCAAGGTATCTTTTGAAGAATTTTACGAGATGGTGCAAAAGCAGGGGCTTGAGCATCATTTTTATTTGACCAAAATGTCAATAACCGGGCTGATTACAAACAGCGTGTTTAAATTCCGCACCAATAACCCAAAGACGATGGATAGTGCGAGGGATGGCTGCCTGTTCTTTGATGAAATTCACCAGTTCGAGGATGACCGCCCGGTCCGGGTGCAGCGTTCCGGCCTTGGAAAGGTGGAAGACCCAAGAACATTTTATTTTGGAACAAACGGCTATGTCCGTGAAGGCTTTTATGACAAGCAACTGGAGCGAGCCGACAAGGTACTAAAGGGGCGGGGCGGCATCGGCTTTTTCCCCTTTATCTGCAAATTGGACAGCATAGAGGAAATGGACACGCCGCAGTTATGGGCAAAAGCAAATCCGATGTTTAACGAGGAAACGGAATATTCAAAACGACTTTTTAAAATAACACTGGATGATTATGAGAACCTTGCAGAAGAGCCGTCAGGCCGGCAGGAGTTTGTGATTAAACGCATGAATTTCACGGAGGGAGATGGTGAGCGGGACGTTGCAGATTATGAGCAGGTCAGGGCCACGGCAAAGGCCATTCCGGATTTGACCGGAAGAAGCTGCGTGGCCTGTTTTGATTATGCCAGCATCAGGGATTTTGCCTCAGTCGGGCTTTTGTTTAAAGAAAGCGACAAATACATATTCTTCCAGCACTCCTACGTCCGTAAGGGATTTATGGACGCGTTTAAGCCAAAAGCCCCTATTGCGGAATGGTCCAGGCTTGGGCTTTGCGACATTGTAGACGAACCGTCCATTGACCCGGGTCATATGGTGGAATGGCTGATCGAACAACGCAAGAGGTACCAGATAGAGATTGTTTGCGCAGATGGTTTTCGCATGGATTTGCTCAAACCGTTGCTTGAAAAAGAAGGGTTTGAACATGAGTTCATCCGCAATCCGGCAGGAGTTCAGGCGAAAGTAGCCCCAATTATTGAAGATGGCTTTGCCAATAAGCGCTTTATTTTTGGTGATGACCCGATGATGCGGTGGTACGTAAACAACACCTACATCAAAGAGGACAAGGCCGGAAACAGAACGTTTCTCAAAAAAGAACCAGTCAGAAGGAAAACCGACGGTTTCCATGCTTTTATCGCAGGACTGTACAAGCGGGACCGCATCAATGAGTTTGACGTCGGAACAGCGCTGGAAGCCATGAACAGCATTAACTTTTAGGAGGTGATGGAGATTGAAAATATTTAGCCTTCCAGACATATTTAAACGCGGCAGGGGAAGCACAGAATCCGTATATGTCTGCGGACCAGGCGATATTGACGCAAAAGTCCAGGAAGTATACCTGAAGCGTATGGCACTTGATATCTGCGCAAATTTCATTGCCCGTGCTGTCAGCCAATTGGAGGTCAAGATCGATGATCGGCAATGGTATTATAAACTGAATGTGCGCCCCAATACCGATATGAGTGCAGCACAGTTCTGGCATACACTTACGTATAGACTGATCGAGGACAATAAAGTTCTTGTTGTAAAGAGTGATTCAGATGATCTGCTTATCGCGGATGGATGGACCAGAAACGAGTATGCAGTGTATGAAGATACTTTTTCCCATGTG